TGGATGGTTTGAGTTCGACAAAGAACTAATCGATGACGCTGGAGATATAGAGCTCAAAGCGAAACACCAAGGGTTAAATAACCTAATTAACTACTTAGAGGAGAACGAGGAAGTAACCCAGTTCTTAGTAAAGAAATTCAAACAACTACTATGAGACTGTATAGCGTAACAGGTAGGTTGGTAAATAAAAATGTAAGCAGATACCTAATAAATTGGGATAAAAAATCTAGATCAAAAATACAATTTAAAACAAAACAATTTTTAAAAGAGTACTGGGAAAACCATATTGTTTACGAGGAATTCCCAGTGTACGGCACGAGACTAAAAGTGGACATTTTGAATGCTACAAAAAAAATCGCAATAGAAGTGAACGGAAGACAGCACACTTCTTTTAGTAAGTTTTTCCACAAGACTCGAATAAATTATTTACGTTCCCTTAAGAGGGATCATAAAAAGCTAGAGTGGTTGAGAGTAAACGACTTTGAACTAATAGAAATAGAAGAAAAAGAAGTACCCTTAATAAGTTATGAATTCATTGAGGATAAATTTGGAGTAAAATTATAATGGCATTACATTCGTATAACATAGAGAAGCACGTTTTAGGAGGTTTAATTAATAATTCGGAGGTTTTTGCGGACATTGAAGCGTTCGTGTCTGACAAGGATTTTTATTCAGACGTACACAGCACCATCTACTGTTGTGTAAGAGACATACTAATAAAAAATGAAAAAATTGATAAAGTTATTTTATCTCAAAAGATAAAGAATTTGGGGATATCTTTTAAAGACGACATTAACATTTTTGATTATGTCGATAGCATATCCTTTACTCAAATTTCTGCGAAGGCAACGATAGAAGCAGCTAAAGAGCTAGTTTCATTAAGGGTAAGACGAGACTTAGATAGGACGGCGGGTCAAATCAAACGGCACGTACTAGATTCCTTAGATAAAGATATTTCGTCAGTTATATCTGAGGTTGACGCTATTTATGGAGATAAGGTATCCAGTTATTACTCGGAAGAAGATAGACCTAAACCTTTGTTGGATGGAATTATCGAAAAAATTGAAGAACGAGGCAATAAGGTGCAAGAGGAAATCGGATTTCAAGTACCTTATCCTGACTTCAACAGGCTTTATGGTGGACTGCGTCCAAAATGTCTTTATGTATTTATCGCTCGACCAGGAAACGGCAAAACCACGTTAATCAACGATTTGTTATTTAAAGCTTGCGAGATAAACAACACGAAAGCTTTAGTGTTAGATACGGAAATGGCGAGCGAAGATATCGAATTTAGAATGTTTTCTTCGATGAGTCAGGTGCCCATGTGGCATTTGGAAACAGGTAATTGGAGAAAAAATCCAGAATTAGCAAAAAAAACCAACGAAGGATTCAAAAAGGTCAAGGAGTATCTAGAGACAGGCAAGATAGACCATCATTTTATCGCAGATAAACACATTGACGAAGTCTGCTCACTTATTCGACGTTGGAAATTGGCTCACGTAGGCAGAAATGGCAGGTGCATTATCGCTTTGGACTATCTTAAGCTTACTGGCGAAGGCGTAGATAAATCTTGGATGGAGTACCAAGCTATTGGTGAAAAAGTTAATAAATTAAAAAAGCTTGCTTCAGAATTAGATTGCCCAATCGTAACAGCGGTACAATCTAACCGTAGTGGTGAAGGCAGAAGAGTCGGAGACCCAGTTGACTCAGGAGTGATAGCTTTATCAGATAGAATTCAATGGTTTGCTGACTTTACCGCTTTCTTGACAAGAAAAACTCGTGAGGAAATAGCTTGGGACGGAGAACGCTTTGGAACCCATATGCTTGTACCTTTTAAAACTCGATATCAAGGACAAGACGCGGCTGGTCATCAAGACTTAGTAAGACGAACAGACCCCAATGGCAGAGAAAAATTTTATGAAAATTTCTTAAACTTCAACATCGAAAATTTTAACGTGGAAGAGAGAGGTACCCTGCGTGACATAGCCGAACAAGAGTTAGGCATGGTTAGGCCAGACGACGTTAACAATCGAGACGGAGAACTGCTTTAATGTATAGTTCAGTAAAAGATATACTTACGGAAATTGGTTACGATCTATTAGATCAAGGCAAAAATTACCGCACGAAGCCCCTCTATCGAGATTCTGATAGCAGTAATGTCCTGTCGATAGATAAAGAGTCGGGAGTTTGGTATGACTTCAAAGAGAAGCGGGGGGGCAAATTCGAAGAGTTGATTCGTTTATCTCTTAAGCAGGGAGACATTACAGAAACGAAAGAGTGGCTGAAGTTAAAGGCTGGGAGAAGTGGCCCAATAGTTAAAAAAGAAAAACCCAAACTTAAAATGCCCAAAAAATACCCTAAAGAGATACTTCTCAAACTAAAAAAGGACCATTCGTATTGGGAAGGGAGAGGCATAAATCCCGAAGTCTCAAAGATTTTCGAAGGGGGGGTGGCTGAATCAGGGCAAATGGCAAACAGGTATGTCTTCCCAATATTCAACTCTCTAGACGAAGTGGTCGGTTTCACTGGTCGTTATCTTAAAGATATACCTGCGAATTCCAAAATACCAAAATGGAAACACGTTGGAGGAACATCGGGTTGGTGCTTCCCACTAAAACACAACAAGAAGCACATATTTAAAAACAAAAGCGTCATCTTAGTTGAAAGTGTGGGCGATACACTTGCGTTATGGAATGCTGGGATTTATAATTCAATGGTAACCTTTGGGTTAACGGTAAGCAAAGCTGTCACATTGGTTTTATTGAGGATGGATGTTCAGCAAATTTTTATTTCATTTAATAATGATTTCGAAAACAACGCGGGCAATAGAGCCGCCGAAGAAGCTAAGAAACAGTTGCTGAAACATTTCGATTCTGAACAAGTGAAAGTATCCCTGCCGTTTAAGAATGACTTTGGAGACATGAACGTTAGCGAGATAAACCAATGGCATTCAACTATAAATAAATAATATGTCCAAAGAGGTATATTTATCTGCATCTAGGATGAAGACTCTTGAGTCTTGTTCTTGGCTGTATTGGTGTAAGTACGGACTAAAACTCCCAGATACCACAAACTCAGGAGCATTAAGGGGTACCATTTGCCATTTGGTTTTCGAACTCCTATTAAACCCAAAGCATAAAAAGCATCACAGTTCTATTTCCGCAAATAAAACTATAGAAGCGTCTAAGTCTGTAGACAGGTTGGTGAGGAAGCACCTAAAGTCTTCTGGAATTCTTGATACTGAAAATTACGATTTAGTAAACGAAATGATTGTGGTGGGTTTACGCAACGACTTTTTCGTAGAAGGAGCAGAGCTCTTAGACCCAGAATTTGAATTCGATATAACGAACGAAGAACCTCGCTACAGAATCTTTGGGTTTATAGATAAAGCTGCTAAGTTTAAAAAGGAAAATAAAATTTTAATCAGCGATTACAAGTCAAGCAAAGCGAAATTTAAAGGAGAAGAGCTCGACTGCAATATTCAAGCCATGATATATAGCTTGGTAGCCAAGAAAACTTGGCCCAAACTAAAGCCTGTTATCGAATTCATTTTTCTTCGGTTTCCTAGAAAGCCAATTCAAAAACTTGAGTTTAGTGATGACACGCTAAAGGGGTTTGAGTATTACCTAGAGGAAACCTACAAAAGAATTTGCGAATTTGATGAAAACGATGCCAAGTCTAATTTCGCTGCCGATAAGCCTATACCCAAAGTAGGGTTTAGCGGCAAATTAATGTGTGGGTTTGCCAAATACCCTGGTCAATTAAAAAAGGATGGTAACCTTATGTGGCATTGTCCATATAAATTCTCTTTCTCCTATTACGTTTTAAAAAATAAAAATGGGAAAATTTTAAAAACAAGCTTTGAGAACACCTTCTCCCCAAAGAATGGAGAAACTGTAGAAAAGAACGAATACGAAGGGTGCCCAAAACACAAAAGCAAAGACATATTGGACTCTTTTTCTTGACAAAGCCTAAGACTCCCTTACAATCTCCCTTGATGAGCGATTGCATACCGCTATTTAAATCGCATTACAGTATTGGCAGATCAATACTAACGTTAAATGCTCCGTCTGAAAATGGAGACAGTTCCCCTAGGTCAATCTTCGATATTTTAATTAAAAATAAAATTAAGGAATTTTTTTTGGTTGAAGACTCTATGAGTGGGTTTCTGGAGGCTTACGTTAACTCCAAAGAAAACAAAATTAAATTAAACTTTGGCTTAAGACTCAACTTCCTATGTAGCATAGAAGAAAAAAACGAAGAAGCAGTTAGAGATAGATGTAAATATATAATCTTTGCGAAAAACACAGAGGGATATAAACGCCTCATAAAGATTTGGACGCTTGCCTCAAAAGAAGGTTTTTACTATACCCCCAACATTGACTTTAAAGTTCTAAAGCAATTTTGGGATAACGACGATCTACTTCTTTGTGTTCCCTTTTATGATTCCTATCTTCATCGAAACTGTTTAGAGTCTGCTAATTGCGTGCCCGATCTTTCGTATACAGAACCTACCCATTTCATTGAAGATAATGGGGTTCCATTTGATTACCTTATTAAAAATAGGATAATGAATTACGTTAAGGATACTGGACACAAAACTCAAGAAACCAAAAGTATTTACTACGAAAATAAAGAAGACTTTTTATCTTATCTTACGTTTAGGTGTGTTAACAACAGGTCTACGTTAGAAAAACCCAACATAGACCATATGTGTAGTGATGAATTTTGCTTCGAGAGTTGGGCGAAGCAAATGAATCTAGAAGTCATTAACAAAAAACCCGAAAAGAAAACTGCCGTTCCTAAAAACAAAAAAGACAATATAATAACTTTGACAAAAGAACAGCAGAAATACGCGAACCAAATTGGAAGCAAGAGGCAAGAGTATAACGAATCTATAAATAAAAAAGACGCCTACGGCTTCAAAGGTGACGGAAAAAAAATTCACATACAAGGAGCAAGAGCGGAACTGTCTGTAGCCTTAGCTCTGAAACAGGATTGGGCAGACTTCAAGGAAGACTACACGTCCATAATGGCTGATGTTGGAGACAACATTCAAGTTAGGAGTACCGATTACAAAG